GTAGAGAAGGAGACAAACATGGAAAAGAAACAAAGAAGGCAACCCATCACCTTCAGAACAAGTCAAGAGAACATTGACTATCTTGAAGACATAGCCACAATCAACAAGCGTACAATCAGTCAAATTGTAGATTGGGGGATCACCTATGTCATTGAACACCATCGAAGAGCTGGAACAGGAAATCAAACAGGCCTTGAAGTATTACAACTTTTGGGATCAGCAAAGACACCTTCCAACAGCAGCACAAACAGCGGATTACTTCGCAAGCAGACTGCAAACACTAAGGAGCAAGCTAAATGAGCTTAAGCGTGAACGAAGTGACCTTGTTGGGTCACCTAGGAAAAAACCCTGAGTTTATTGACGAACATCAACAAGTAGCCATCTTCTCACTCGCAACAAATGAAAGCTATCAAGACAAGCGTGGAGAGTGGCAAACTTCAACAGAATGGCACAGAATAAAAGTTCGTGGTCCACTTGCTGAAAGAGCAGTCAGAAGCCTTAAGAAAGGTTCAAGGGCTTACGTCAAAGGCAAAGTGTCAAGCTATGAAAATAAAAGCGGTGTGCGCAAATGGGAAATCATCGCTTTCAAGTGTGGCGGCCTTGATAAGACACAAGCCCACTTCGATGATTCAAGCGAACTATTACCACCAGAACAACCACAGGCAAACACCTACCCAAAATCACCTTGGGGAAAATAACCACAATGAAAGATTGGAAGACCATGAACATGACACACCAATTTCCTATTCCCTTTGACTTTTCAACACTCCGAAATATCAAAGGCCGCAAGCTACCCAAAGAAACCAAGTTGAAGATGATTAAGGAAGGTCTTCAAGCTGGCCTTCCCTTGAATAAGATCAGTGTTGAGATTGGCTATTCACCATCTTATTTGATGAATGTTTTGAACAAGAATAAAGGCTTTGAAAACCACAAACTATATGATGACCTTTGCAGAATCATGGAAGAGGTCAACAGTGGTCGAAGTGTTGAAGACCAGCTAAAGGCCACCATTAAAGATCAACAAAAACTTATTGCTGAATATGAGGAAGTCATCTTGGCACTTGTTGAAAAGTTGGAGGGGGCTAAATGACAACCTGGCAAAACAGAGCAAAGCAGCTTAAGCAGCAAGGCCTGACCATTGAGGAAGTCATACAAGCCTTGGAAGATGAAGGCTATCGAAGACCAAACGGTAAATGTTTAACAAGATGGTTTATCCAACCAATCATCAAGGGCATTAATTCACAGCGAGGTTATCGCAAGACAGGTGTCTATGATCTTACACCACAGGAAAGAAAACTGCATGATGAAGAAGTCAAGAAACGTCAAAGGCAATGTTCCAAGCGGTGGAAGCAAAACAACCTTGAACGTTATCGAGCAAATCAAAAGCAATATCAACAGGAATACAGAGATTTATTGAAGGGGCTTAAACAAGCATGATTCATTACATATATGAAGATGACATTGGCAGCGTGGAACTTATTGACCACATGGGAACGGACAAGAGTGCGGTTAATGCTGCTAGGGTATCTTTCCTAAAAGACAGCAAGGGCAAAGAGCTAACAGCCAGAGATAAGAACCTTATTAACTTCTTGGTAGGTCATAAGCACACTTCACCTTTTGAGCACATGCAAGCAACATTCCGTTGCACAGTTCCCTTGTTTGTTAGAAGTCAGGTAATGAGACACAGAACTTTTTCATATAATGAAGTGTCTAGACGGTATACTGCAGACAATCTCCAATTTTGGAAACCACAGGTCTTTAGAGGTCAAAGCAAGTTAAACCTTCAATGTTCAGAAGGCACTACGACGGAGCAAGAAACTTGCCATGATCTTTTTCACCAATCCATAGTTGAATCATTAAGGCACTATCACAGCTTGCTTGACAAAGGGGTAGCAAGGGAGATTGCAAGGGCTATCCTACCACAAGCCCTATATACTACCTTTTACATGACAGGTAGTGTTCATAATTGGGTGAAGTTTTTAAAACTACGTCTTGATGAACATGCACAGATTGAAACACAGTTGATGGCTCAAGCAATCAAGCAAGACCTTCTTGAGCTTTACCCCATGACTATGAAGGCCATGATGGGAGAAGATAATGGATAATAGAACAGGAAATACAGCAACATGTGCGCGCGTAGTTACTGAACTTGCAGAATTAAGCAAGCGATTAAAAGAGAAGGTGATTCTTGAAGGTGACTTGGCAAAAGAGAGTCAAGACCTTTACAATTATATTATTGCAACCCTTTATGAAGCGTATGGTGAACTTTATGGCTGGAACAAAGAAGAAAACAGTGACCAAAAAAAGAGGCCGAAAACTAATCAATAGTGAAGAGACTATCAAGAAGAACATTATTGAACATCTTGAGATTGGCAATACCATCAAGGCTAGTGCTTTAAAGTCAGGTATCTCTGAAAAGACTTACTATAATTGGTTTCATAAAGATGAACAGTTTGCCCTTGCCTGTGGTGAAGCTATGGCCAAAGCAGAAGAGGTCCTTCTTAATCAGATTATGAAGATGGCTATTACTCGTGATGATTGGAGAGCACCAGCTTGGATTCTTGAAAGACGTTTTCCCGAAAGTTGGGGAGCAAAACAGGAAATCAAGATGGAGACTACAAGCAAGTCTGATGGAACTAATGAAGTTTTATCAATGCTTGAACAAATTAAGAAAGGTCCTTCACAGCCACAGGAGAAGTGTTTTGACACAAAAACTGTGAAGGACCAATCAACCTAGGAGACTAGGAAGACCTTTAGGGCATGACAAACCCTTGAAGGTATAGATAACACACAAACTAGAAAGAAGCAAATGTGGATCATACCAAAAAACTTACCCATTTATCACTCTGCACAGGTTATGGAGGGATTGACCTTGGACTTAAACGAGCTATCGAGCATGTCCGAACAATCGCTTATGTGGAGATCGAAGCCTTCCCAATCTGCAACCTGGTTACGAAGATGGAAAACGGACTTATTGACGCAGCACCTATATGGTCGAATCTTAAAACCTTCCCTTGGGAACTCTTTAGTGGAAAAGTGGATATCCTCAGTGGAGGTTTCCCTTGTCAACCATTCAGTGCCGCAGGAAGAAGAAAAGGAGATGAAGACCCAAGACACTTGTGGCCCTATATCACAAAAGGGATTCAACAGCTTGGAAAACCTTCCATTGTTTTCTTGGAAAACGTCGAAGGAATTATCAGCTCAAAACTTAAAGGGGATCAATGGACAGACCCCGAAGACACCCCTGTTTTGCTCCATGTACTCAGAGAGTTGGAAAGATTGGGTTACAGAGCAACGTCAAGCATATTCTCAGCGAGTGAAATTGGTGCACCACACCAAAGAAAAAGAGTGTTTATCCTTGGTGTCCGAAATGAACTCACCAAAACAAGCCTTGATTATGTCACCAAACTTATTAGCAATACCAAAGAATCAAGAACAGCTTGGCCTGTTACTAGAGGACAAACACAAAATTGGTATGAACCACCAAGGGTTACAGTGGGGAACTCCAAGAGTTGGCCTTGCTTCTGCTCCGAGCGGGGGGGGAAATCCGAACTCAAAAGAGTTCAAGTTCAGACTAGAGAATCAAGTGAATTGGACCACACCAACTGCAAGAGATTGGAAAGAGGGGCGAACTGTAAAACTGAATCCAAGATGGGTGGAAATGTTGATGGGATTGCCAATAGGTTGGGCTATGCCGAGTTGTCAAAATCCTGTGACAATCGAACAGACGAACTCAGAATGTTGGGGAATGGAGTTGTGCCAGATACAGCCACAAGAGCTTTCACAACTTTGTGGAGAGAGTTGGTCAACACCACCAACAAGTCAAAGAGGTGAAAGTTTAGAAACCTATCTTTCACGCATGAAAAAAAGACGCATGAGAGGATTCCTTCAACCTTCTGCTTCAACTTTGCAAATACAAGTTGAAGCAGAAGAAATGGGTATTGATATAAAAAAAGAACTTGCAAAACCATGACAGCAATCAAACTAAACGAATTACAAAGACAAATCATCACAGCCATTAAAGATGAACAAAAGGTAATCAGTGCAAGGTGTGGTTGGGGTAGTGGAAAGACTTGTGCTTTGGTCTTCTCCATTCTCTTCATTGCCAAGACAAGGCCAGGCACTTCAACCTTGGTAGTCACTGACACGACACCAAGGTATAACAGTGTGTTAATGCCCGAAATGCAAAAGTGGTTGTCTCCACTTGGTTGGACCTACAACCACACCAATAAACAATGGCTTGATCCTTCCACAGGTTCAACGGTGTGGTGTCGTTCCTACTATCGACCAGGAACAAGAGACGCTACCCACAACCCACTTGAAGGTTTAAATATCACAAGCGGTGTATGCCTTATTGATGAATGTCAAACCCTTGACATGGAGGTGGCACATAAAGCCCTTGGCCGTCTTCGTGCTGGCCCTTCACCAATCTTGATATTGGTGGGCTTGCCTGTGGCTGATGCTTGGTGGTGCTCGATGGCAGAAAACGCAGGTTATATTCCTATGCTGTTCACAAGCTATGTCAACCAAGACAACCTTGCTGATGAATGGTTTGAAGCCACCAAGCTACTACCTGCAGAAGAACGTGAAGCCATGATTATGAATAAGCCCAAACCACCAACAGGCTTGATTTATCAAGAGTTCACAGAAGGCCACATTATTGAAGATTGGACTTACAAGCCCACCATGACAGGAAGGATTGCCATAGATTGGGGCTTTAGAAAACCAAGCGTGTTGATTATTTGCCATGATGAAGACCTTGAAGCTGATATAATATGTCATGAGTTCAACCCAAAGGAAGTGACCACTGAGCAGTTGACTGCACTTATCCTTTCGGTTGCTTGGCCAAGGTCACTAAAAGACCAAGCACCAAGTGATAGGATATGGTTAGACACAGGAGTGGCAGACAAGGCAGGCAAGGCAAGAAATGACCAAACAGGTAAAAGCGCCTTCCGAGTAATGAGACAGCCACCACCTTTGGGTCTTGGTCTTCCACTAAGGTCTACCACTGACCCAATCAAGGTTGACATCTTGAATGGTGTGCAGCGGTTGAAACGTGCATTTAATTCAAGACGCTACCTGATAACCAAGGAAGTTTGGGAACGTGGTGAGCGTGTGACAGGTAACAGCATAAGGAAGGCTTTGCTGTCTTATGCTTGGGATAACAAGGAGCAACCCCGGAAAGATGGAAGGGAAGA